ATTCTTTCTTGAGCTATTATGAATTGCGAAAATAGTTCTTATTATTTCTTTTTGCAAACATCCACAACTTTTGGTAGTTCCATAAATTAAATCGTTTGCAGAAACAAGTAAATATTCACCACAATCACATTTTGCCCACCAGATAATATTTCCACCCTTTGTTCTATTAAGTGTTGGAAGTATAGCAACTAATCTACCAAATTTTTGATTCCTAAAATCTCTTTGTTTTCTCATTTTATCCTTAATCCAAATATATATGCGACTCGAGTACAACGAGTTTTACCATCGAACTATCCAACGAATAAACTGTCAGAATAAGAGATTCCAAAGTAATGTCGGACATTTAATCTCCAAGTTCACGAACTCTAAAATAAGCAGTATCGCCAACAAGAATTTCAGGGGCACCAGAGTATCCAGAATAACCAGAGTATCCGCTAATCCCCACCTGCCCGGAGGCTATCTTCGATTGAAGTTTGTATTCTCCCGATTGGTTAAGGTCGCCAGATTGAGATGTGTATTCCAAAATAGAATTATCTCCAGCTTTTAAAGTAGCAGACCAAGATACTGCTGTCCCATCGGGTTTAATAACTTCAAGAGTCTTTACCAATCCTGCTGTAGAGCAATCGACTCCAGTTTCGATTTCAAACCCAACCCCAAGATCGTCTTTATAAACATTTGCCATTTCTTAACTCCTTATGTTGCTGTAAATTGTAGTCCTTCAATCTCTATAGTCTGGTCAGCCATATGGTCTACCATCTTCAGAGTTTTAAACTCTAATCCTGTCCAAAAATTTGAAGTCACAGTAAAATAATCACAAGACTCTAATATTGTTGCATCCCAGAAAGCTGTAAATGATACTTTCTTTTTAAGTTCTTTTGACTCTAAGAGAATCCAATCCATCACATCGTCCACCATTGCTACTAAATCTCCTATGCAGGAAAATTCCAAATCCTCATCCATAATCCCATATTTCGTAATGGAGGCTGAATTACTTAACTCCAAAACTTTCTGATATTCTGTTCCCAAATCTCCTGTCTTCGTATAATCTCTGAGATAATGACCTCTAAATTTATTTCTCAAATCGGCTACTTCTGTTTTAGAAAATGTAAAAAATCCTTTAATGTTATCGCTATCGAAAGTCTTTTGAGATGTTGGAGTAGTAATTACCATAAAAGTCAATTTGAAAACTCCTGCTGACTCAAACATAGTGCTTCGTGATTGCTGATCCATCTTCTCAAATAAATCCATTGTCTCTGTTGCCACTTCGTGCATAACAAAAGCAAACTTATAAGCTCTTGAATTATATTCTGTACCTGTAGTTGTCCAGGAACCAGCTAAATCCAAATCCCCTGCTACGAAACTAAGCAGGGCAATAAGGATATGTTTCCTAATGTGGTCTGGTCTTTCAATCAGAGCATTGGGAGTCCCTGTATAAGTCCCCGAGCCATCGTCTTGGTATCCTTCAACATCGCAAGCAACCCTGTTACCAATCAGCATATTTGCAAGAGAGTTTCCTGTGAATGTAGAAGTGGTATTAGCTGCTGTAGGGGCTGCTGGAATATATTCAACTTCTTTGTAGCACTCATAAACATTACTTCCGCCCGCTTTATAGATACTAACAGAATCCGTGAAGAGACCACCGTTCACAGAGCATCTCTGAAATGCTGGAGGTACTGGAGCGTGCCAGCCATCTCCTGTAAGAAATGCTGTCTGTCCATTGCAGGTTACTTGCCATCCTGCACCACCTTCAAGAGCCACATAAATATATTGTCTGACTACTGTTCCTGTTGAATTATCTTCGGAAGCAAAATTTATAACAGTAGTTATTCCGCTTTCATAAGTATAAAAACTATTATCTGTGGCATTATTGTTAGTAGAAGGAATACATTTCTTGGTTAATAAACCAGGAAGAGTGATTGTGTGGGTATGCGGATCGGCAGTTAGACCAACTTTCTCCTCAAATTTAACTTTGTCAGAGAATTTAATATAAGCACGTCCGCCTGTATTGATATACTTTGTTGCTCCACTTATTACCCTTACCCAATCTTTATCTCTCTCAACATAGATATCCCCAATGGACTTTACGGGATGCTGAGCCACCTCTGCTTCAAAGTCGGTTCGCTGGTGATAAATACTTGCACCACCACTATGAATAACTGCTGTGGTTCCGCCATAGCCTCTCGAGATGGTTAATGTCCCAGTCGCCTTTGTGTTTACAGTTACTCTAACTTGCTCCTTATCAATGATAGCAGTAAACGGGGTAGCTGGTGCAGCATTAGAATCACTAACTACGATTGAGGTTTGACCCGCCGTAATGTCTGCTGTTAGGGTAGAAAGCCAACCACCTATAGTCCAAGGACAAACTACCTTCTTTAAAGACCCGTAAATTATATTTCTATATTTCCCAACATCATCTGGGTCGGCTTCAGGAAAGTCCGCTAAATCAATCACGTCAAGGGGTAGTTTAGCATTCTTCCCGAAGAGCATTGATTGCATATCAATCTTGAAAGAATCCTCAGTTATGTCATACGGATTTCCTAACTCCCCTTTAAAGATTTTAGTGGATACATCACTACCAAAAGTTTCCCCAGTATCAATGAATAATTTGTAGATTTCTAAATACTTTTTCTCAACGCTATTGGAATCAAAATTTTCGATGAGATAATTACTGCCTCTATAAGTCGTATTCAAAAAGTCAAGAGTTAATTGAAAATTGTCATATCCTCCAAGATTGCGAACTGCCTCTCCAACAGTATCTAAATTCTTTAAATATGCCTCGTAATTGTTTCCGTTATAAGTGATATTTCTATCGGAGAAATATAATGCAGTTTCTGAAACTGTTACGGGATAATCATATTGAACTTCTAAATATACTTGAGTTACATAGCAATGCCCGGGATTTGAAGGCTCTGCATGGGTAGTTGTAAGAGCATACACACCAACAGCATCTAAGTCATTGGAACCTCCACCGTTGATATCTTGAATAGTCCAGGCTACTCCAGATTTTGGGTTTACAAGCCACGATTGATTGGCGGTAATCCATGTATCAGGCAATGAATATCCTTGAATGTGAGCTGATCCATCATAGGATACTCCTCCTACTTTAATACGAGTGAATATACTAACCTGAGGGTCATCACCTATAGATACCATTCCCCTAAAATATGATTTAACTACAATATTTGTAGCATTGGAAGGAATGGCGGGGGTTGAGAAATTAAACATTGCCTGTCCAAACCGGACAGTTGTACCGTGCACAGGGCATCTATAAAGTAAAATCGTTGTACCAGCGTCATCTGGCACTACTTCATTAACCCTAGTGTATAGAGTACCAGTAGGAGGTGGATCAGCCAGCCAGAAAGCTCCGTAATGGGCTCCATTTGGGCAATACGCGTAGTTCTCATTATCGCTTGTGGGTCGAAATTGAAGAGTAGCCGTTACCTGATTTATTACTGATGGAGCAATGAGAATCTTCATCAGGTAAACTGGTTGAACATACGGTCTGTCAACTTTGATTAATTGATTAGCTGATAAAACTCGAGTCATTAAGCCAATACCTCAGTCAGTTCTAACGTAGTATTCCAAGTAAGATGATGAGTTGCCGCTATAAATTCAAGGTCTTGAGTCAACTCCATAAAGATACACGCATCATCGTAATCGTGAATATAAAAATTCTTTACTCCTTCGCATAAAGCATCCCAAGCCTCAAAATCCGTCTTTTGAGTAGCAGATATATAATTCAAATCATATCTTCGATGCTTTTTTGTTTCCCCCAATTTAACTTTTCTCGTAATACCAGATTGAGTTTGGTCAATTATTAAATTTTTCTTTGTGCCAACCATTGCACCGTAAGCTGGACCACGAATAAAAGTTACATCCTTAGTTAGATACATTTCTGTCAATTGCGGATTTGAACCTGGTGCTCCAATATTTAATCTCCAATATTGTTTGGTTTGAGCAGAAAATGTCTTATCAATCAAGAGAGCATCTGCTTGTGTCCATGAAAGAGCATCAACCTGTTCTCCTGCCCACGCTCCAGTAGTTGAGTACTGCAATTTGATAAGCAATCCAATAAAATTATGTCCTGCTGGAATAATCAATCTATTGACTTCGTAGATAGGAGTTTGATTCAATGTGATATAGAAATTCGCAGGATTCGTAGTTCCTATAAAATACTTTCCGATATCTCTATCATACAGTCTCGTCTTTGGGTAAGACGTATTCTCGGATGTGACCGTTACTGTAGAATTTTCTAAAATGTTTCGATAACTAACTATAATTGGACTTGCCATTTTATCCTCTTACATTTGTATCTGTTTATATTTAAGTTGTTTCTTTAACTCAGCGATAACCGCTGTTGCTTGTTCTTTTGATGTTCCTCTTGGAACGTTAATAGTTATTCCGCCCATACTCACAGAACTTGTCTTTGGAATAACTCTTTCCCCTTCGTGCAGAAATTGAAGTCCTGTTTTCGTAACCGTTCCACCAGCCTGCCATCCACTAAACCCACTTTTTACATCTTCGTAAGTGAAAGGAGCCTGCCAAGTTGAAGAACTTATACCTGGAAACATTTTTTGGAATGTTGGAATAAATCTACTCCAAATATCAGCAGTCAATTCTTTACCTGTTGCATTGAGAAAACTTTGTAGACTCTGCATCGAATTAGCAAATATTTGATCCATTTGAGTATTCATTTGGTTTTGAAGAGTCGACCAATCTCCTGCACTCGCACCACCCCGTCTTGTCCAACTTTCCCCAACTTCATTAAGTTTCTTTGCCTCTGTAGTAAGACTTGCCATTCCTGCTTTCGCTCCAGCAAAGTCAACAGCAAAGTTTACTCCAGACATCTCGGACTTTGCTTGATCAACATTATTTGATAATGCATCAAAAGCATCACCCAATGGTTGAGTTGGGGACATTCCAGAACCTGTAAAAGAAACATTTATACCTAATTCCGAGGGTATTGTAGCCAGTTTATTTTTAAGATTAGCATCCCAGGAGCCACCGTATTCTCCGACTGGTGGTGAACCACCGACTGCTGTGCTTGTGTAACCACCTGTAGCTTTTCCGCCTGTAGAACCTCCACCGACATTAATCGTTTTTTCCATTTCGGCTTTCATCACCCGAAAACTATCCAGCATTTTATTTAATTCTGTCACGGCTGGAGATGTATCCACCATTGGCTTGATGGGTTCTTTCACATCCTTAACCACCTTATCCAAATTTATACCCAACTCTTTTGCTCGATCTTCTGCCTGTCTAAGTTCATCGGCAGCTTTTGGAATATCTGCAGCAGTAGCTTTAGCAAGTTTTTGGATGTCTCCAAGTTTTTTAATATAATCATCCTGATATTTGGATGCTGTTTTTTGCCATCCTTCCTGGTCTTTATTGATGCTCTTCATCTGTGTATCATACTCAGCTCCTGCATCTATCTGTTTTTGTAATATGTCAGGGCCAGTAACTTTTTCTACGGCTTCTTTTGCCGCTCGAAGAGCATTGACATAATCCGAAGCACTCTTTCCAGTTTTTTCAAACTCTGCCCTAATCAATCCCAAATTATAAATTGCATAATTTGCGGCCTCCACTAAAGACTTTTCTGATTGAATACCTAATCCTTTGAAAGCTGTATCCAAGGCTTCAATTGCTCCTTGAGTTTTGACGATATTCTTATTTAATTCTCTTGTTGCATTATTTGCTGCATCCTCTCCAGCTGCATATTGTTCCCAACCCATCGTTCTAACAAGACGTTGAATTTCTCCTAATTGTTTTTTCTGGGCATCACTCAGAATCGCTGGAGGTGGTAATGCTCCTAATCTTTTATAATAACTTTCCAATTCAAGATATAAGTCTTGAGCTGCTTTTAATTCTTTTGCTGCTTCTGCAGAAGGAGCTTTAATTCCTAACTGCTCACCAAGATTTTGTTCTGGATACCCTCTCTCTTTTCTCCATTTATCCTGTGCTTCTTTTTGTCTTTTACCCGCATCCTCCACGGCTCTTGCTATGCTATCAATGGTTGAAACAATCTCTTTTCCTTTTGTAACTAAGTCTGAAACAAACTGAGCAAACCACGTGACCAAAGGAACTAAAGAAAGTTTAGTCGCCAGAAGTTGAGCTTCAAGTCTTTTAAGTATATCTTCAGTTGCTGAACCTGCTTTGATTAAATCAGGGTCTAAAATAATTCCAAGTTTCTGTGCTTCTCTGGCAAGTTCTTCAAATCCTATTGCACCTTTATTAAGTAATGGAATTAAAGCCTCACCACTTCTTCCAAATAATGCCAATGCAAGTGCAATCTTCTGAGGTCCGTCAGCCCATCCAGCAAATTTGTTCATTATCTCTTTCATCATTACATCGAGAGGTTTTAATTGCCCCGTCGTTCCTGTAACTGAAAGACCCATTGCTTGGAAAGCATCATTAGCATTTCCGGATCCCTGAGATGCCTCCGACATATTACGGGACAGCAATCTAAATCCTTTTGTAAGTTCCTCAGCATTTACATCTGCCATCCGAGCAGCATATGTCCATTGTTGGTATTGAGTTGTGGACATTCCAACTATCTTGGAATTCTTATCAATCTCGTTAGTCAGCGTAGCAATTTCTCTTGCCCCGCTATATAATTCTTTAAAAGCCGCTGTCGCTTCTCTTACCAAACTAACAATAGATGCCCATTTTATAACATTCAGGGCTGAACCCATTTTATCAATCTGTCCGGTTGTCTCCTGAACGTTCTTACCAAACTGCTTTATGGTTGCACTTCCGTTATCTTGAACTTCAATTATGAATTGTAATTTTTCAGCCATTTATGTGTGTAACCCCGCAAATATCTGACTAATTTTATTTTTTAGGTAAGGAAGAACTGCTTTAAGTGCGGGTCGCAAATAAGGTCTTGCCCTCATAGTAACTCGATGTCCTCTTCCTGTCTTTCCACCAAACTCGTGGATTGCAGCATACGGAAGTGGTCCTGCGGATAAGATACCCCTAATAGGATTCCCAGACTCCATAGTTCCCTTGACGCTTCGCCTGAGTGTTCCAGTTCTCACATCAAGTTTGTCTGGTCTTGGCCCGCTTAGAAATTCCTGCTTGGATATTCGTTCAGCATCTTTGATTGCTTTATCAACAGCATCCTCAAGTTGAGTATGAAATGTATTTCCTAATTGAGAAATTCTGTTTACCGTAGCTGTTGGAACTATGATCCTAAAGCTAAACACTTTCTTCTTCAGCCCCTCCGAAAGTTTCTGGCTCTTTGGACGATCCCTCACTACTGTAAAGTTCATCTACTCCTGCCAGTATCTTTCTCGTAATACTTAATCTCTGGGATGTATCATATATCTCGAGTAAATCCATAGCTGATATGATGCCTTCCAGCCTAATGCCTACTACTCCTGAGAAGCCTACTATTAATTGGCTTCTACAAAGGCTATATACATCCCATGTCATATAATTTTGAGGGAGAAGGTCAGGTTTCTTGCAGGACTCACAGTTAGGAAGAGTCTGGTGTTCTAAATTTATTGCTTCGCAAGATTCACAGTCGTAATACCCAGATGGATTAATTCTAATCCACTGAAAAAACTCGACTAAGTTTTTTTTTCGGTTTCTTCTTCCTCAGAGCTAAATCTCTGAACATCAAATATTGTATTCTGGACAAAAGCACTAAAATCAATCGAGTTGGAAAGAAGTAAAAATGCTTCATCTTTCGAGAAAGCAATCTCTGTCTTTGGGTCAACTCCTGCCATTAATGGAAGGATTTTCCCAAGGGTCTCAACTGTCAGTCCCTTCCAATCAAGGATAATATTGTTCGCAAGTTGACGAATCAAAACATCCCTATTCTCTCGTTCGATAGGAGTATGGGTTTTCTTATCCCAGTCACGGTATCGAGCCTTTTCATACATTGCTGTCAACTTCGTAGGACTCAGATACTTTAATTGCACCTCAAATGAATCGAGATACTTCACCCATACAACTTTCTCTTCAGCCAGTATGTCTTTTATACTTGCCATAAAATCTCCTACCTCCTAAGTTGTTAGATTAAAAGAATGTTAAGTCGCTATCGCCTTCAAATGTGATAGTCTGCTTAACCAAGTCGCCTACTGGAACGCTGTCACCTATTCCGTTGATAACGGCAAAACCTTTGTATCCCTGAGTTGCATTGATATACAATTTCAAGAAATACTTGTAGATAACTGTCCCACCGACACTTGCTTCCCTGAACTTATCCCACCAAGCCGAACTTAGCCAGAAAGCATCAATAGTGCCTTTCCAATCTTTTAGGTCTGTAATCTTGACTTTACTGGTATCACCCAAACAAGTCCCGTCTTTGATGTCTATGGAACTATCAAGTTTCCATCCATAAATCTGTGCAATCAAAGGAACGTCGCTGGATGCGATATAGTTACCATCGCAAGTAACATTCGCAACAGTACCATTGAAAGTTGCAATCCCATTCACATAATCAATCCGGATTACAGTCTTCCCACCACTATCCACGAAAGTCTGTGTATGGTTCGGGGATATTAACCTCTTAGCAGTATCCGTGATCTGTCCATAGATAGTTGCTTCTGTGCAGGCTTCCCCGCTCATAGCTGTAACAACACCATTCCAAGCGTATAAACTTCCCGCTCTTCCTTTTTGAATCGTCATTTCTTTTCGCCTCCTTTAAGGTCAAAATAAAATTAAATCTTAATTGTAGGCTAGAACTCCGTCGCCTTCAAAGGACACACTACATTTGACCAAATCCCCAACAGGCACCGAAACCGACATCGTGGTAATTATGCAACTACCAGAATAATAGTTTGATGCATTGATGAAAAAGGTCACATCGCTAAGGACTGAACCATTGAGATGTGCTGTCTGAAGTGCTCCCTGTTCTGTGATAGATGGGTCAAATAACAAATCCATCGTTCCTTTCCAATCAAGTAGGTCGGCCATTTTGCCCTTGCTTGTATCACCCAAACAAGTTGTGTCTTTGATGTCTATGCTGGAATCAATCTTCCAGTTCTGCACCTGAGCAATGGCGACACTATTTTTCTTAACTGCTCCTGATCTTCCTTTTTGAATACTCATTTTTATTTCTCCTTATGATAAAATTTGTTTGTTGATTGTGTTTTTGAATCTGCCCAACGACAGTTTAAGGGTTCATAATTTCCGTTGTTTTCTTTCCTATCAAGAGTCATTCCTGTAGGACGTTCTCCCATATCCTCTAAAAAGTTTCTAAAATCGTTCCACCTTTCGCAAACTTTAATTCCACGACCTCCGTAATATTTCCAATCCCAAGAATTTGGGTTGGAACACCGTCCTCTCATATTTCTCCAACTATTATAAGTTGGTGAACGTGAATGATTATTATTATGCCCGTGGACTGAGTTTGCCTCTCTTTGTTTTTGTTTTGTTTCTTCCGTAACAATATGATTCATTAATTTCTGTCGTGTTTCTTCTGAAAAGTGAGAACCTTTAATCATTAAGCTCCCCCCGGATTGTAAAAATACGTAGTTGTTATTAAA